AGTCATTGGTTCAGTTTGATAGAAGATATCAGTATAATTAAATGTATTGAAATAGACAATATAATTACCATCCTCATCAATGTCTCTATCCATATATAATTCTAGTGGAATGAATGTATCTTCATTGTTAGAAAAGATATTGTCATCACATCCAGTTAGAAATAGAATGGCTAGTAAAAGTATATACTTAATATCTCTCACCATTTGTAACCTCCGATGTGGGAAATTTAATAACAAGAAAAGGTCTGTTTACGAGAGTCTCTTTTATAAACATTTCTACTAATAATCTTACCAGTCCTTGTATCCATAATAGTTTCAAACACTCTATCGGACTCATCCATAGTTGTAGATAATTGATATGTTCCTACTTCTTCCATATTTACTCCTTTGTTATTTTAACCATCCACTAATATATTTGTCATAGAATACTTCACGACACTTATTCTCTAATTCTGGTTTAGATTTATTCTCATCCATTTTACCAATAAGAAATCTTATACTCACTTTGTTTGGTTTCTGTGGATGATTTTGATAATACACCTGTCCATATATATACTTCTTATCTCTACCTTGATTTAGAAGTATCTGTGGTTTAATAGCTACAGAACCCTCTACAAAATCAATGAGGTTTTTGATACTCAAAACCTCATTAGAGTATGTTTCATACTCAATGGTTTTCTTTTGAAGAACCTTATTCTTCTTGGTAAATGTATCTTTGAGTTTGTCTAGTTTTGTATTCATAGTGTATGACTAAAGATACTAAACATATTAAGTAATACACAATCATTGATAAAAAAAGTATGCTAGTACTGATACTTTATTAAATTAGTATATATGATAATTGATATAAATAAAGTAAAACCCAATCCAATAAATGATGAGATATATATAAGTTCAGACTTGACTGATTTGATGGAGAGTATTTCATTAAATGGTCAGTTAGAAAACATTTCTGTAAATAAGAAGATGGTTATCATATCTGGACACAGAAGATATTTCTCTATGAAACAATTAGGTTTCAAAGAAGTGAAAGTGAATGTTAATGACTATGATGATGAAATCATAGGATTGATAGAACACAATAGACATAGAGTTAAGTCAGTTCAAGATATTCTAAATGAAAGTAGAATGCTTGAACAAAGATATAAGAAGAAGATTGGACAAGGTAAGAGAACTGATATTGGTAGTAAGGGTAGGATGTCTACTATTGTTGAAGTCTCTAAATCTGTTGGTATAGGAACTACTAAACTGAAACAAATCAAATCTATTAATAACTATGAACCACAATTATTAGAAAAGATAGATAATGGTGAGATGTCAGTTAAAAGTGCTTATAACTATGTTAGAGAAAAACATATGAAGACTAAACAGAAGACTGATAAAGGTCAATTTACAAGTAAGTTCAGAACTCTAATTAAAAAGTATGAACCTACACCAGAACAAATAGATACTATACTCAATTCAACATATCCATATTCAATTAAGAAGATAGATAACAAACATTCTGTATATCAAAAGAGAAGAGATAGTCTAGTAGATAATCTTAACAACATTAAAAGATTAGACGCTAAACAAGAAGTGATATATAGGAAGTATCAAGAGATTGAACAGATGGATTTGAATATGTATAAATGTGAAGAAGTCTATGGAGACTTATGGAATGTAGATGATTGGAGTAATGAAAAGAAAACTCTAAAACAGATTGAAATGCTAGAACCTCAATTAGAAATAGTAGATGAGAAGACATTAGAAACATTCAATATATTGAGAGTATTAACTCATTCATTAGAATGGTCACCAAGTGTAGGTAGGATGATTAAAGTTATAGTTAAGGATAAGACATCACAGAAGTATTTAGGAGTATTAACTATAGCTTCTGATATTCCATCATTAGGTGTTAGAGATGAATTTATTGGTTGGAGTGATTTACATAAATACGAGAATGGTAGATTGAGATGTAGTGGGGTAGGAAGTTCAATAGTTCCAGTTCAACCTTTCGGTTTCAATATACTTGGTGGAAAATTAATGGCTACACTGATAACTAATAAAGTAATTAGAGATGAATGGAAGAAGAAGTATAATGATATATTAGTTGGTTTAACTACCACATCATTATATGGAGATTACTCAATGTATAACTCAATTCCGTGTTGGAAGAAACTTGGTCACACTAAAGGTAAGGTGTTAATTAAACCAGATAGTATTGATTATCATTATTGGGTAGATGTCCTCAAGAAACACTATTCTGACGAGTATAAAGGGTGTGTTACGACAGATAAATCCTCCTCTAATCCAAAGACATCTCCTAAACAAAACATCCTTAATTTGATGTATAATGTATTAGGTATAAAACAGAGTGAATACACTAACGAATTTCATAGAGGTGTTTATTATTCTATGCTATACACTAATGGTAAAGAGTATTTAACTAATAAGATTACAGATAAAGATTTAGAGTTAAATCCAAAGATAGATGAAACCAATTTATTAGATTGGTGGAAAACAAAAGCTAGTAAAAGATATTTGAAGTTGAAATCTGATGATAGATTACAAAGTGATACTCTTTGGTATAAGGATATTAAAAAACAAGATGTAAGGAATTATCTAAAATCAACTGGTATCAAAATCTGATATCACCATATCAAGATATCAACTTAATTTACACATTGAGTTGATTACTCTCCTCTATAAAACACATAAGATAAAATAACACACAAGGGTATATTGATAGACTAATGTAGATAAAACTTGATTCAAATTGATTTAGAATTATAGAAATACTCTAATTTAGTATATTAATAGTAGGGTTACTGACATCAAGTGTCTGTTACATACTCAAAACCATCAAACACACATACATCGCTTAAACAAATTATTTCAGTAACACACTTGATATATTGATATCTTGATATTAGTATAAAAAGTTACAAAAAAAGATTTTTGTAAATAAAGTGAAGAAAAACTCAATTTTCTGATACTTATAGTTAGTAAGTAATTAACTAATAGAATAACTACTAATGCTAGTAATTAATAATTAAGTAAATAGTGACTAATGAAATCACAGAGTGATTTCAAAGAAACACAAAGTGTTTCTTTAGACTAACAATAACTGGAGGATAATAAATGACATCTATAAATACAGAACTAGAATTGTATTCATTAAAAGGAAGTGTAACAGGTGGTAAGATATTACTATTTGATAGACTAGAACAAGATAACTTGAATGAAGAACAGATAAGAGAACTGATAGTAGATAAGTATATGATAATGAGACCAAAACATTTCATAAGGTCTTGGAAAGAATATACTAAAACTAAAAAGTTTCTACACTTGGATAATGCTAGTGAAGAATAATATCAAACTATCAGAACTCATTAGCTATCCAGATGAACCAAAGTTAGATAAAGAAGGTTATGATGATATGATACGACACGAACTTCAAAGAAGAAGAAGTAAAGGTCACGATAGTATGTGGTTAAAGATTGGTATCAAATATATGGGTGATAGGAAGCTATGGAAAAAGATGTATGGATGGGAGATAGATTATTATATGAAACATCATAAAGGTGTTAAACAAAAAGAAACTAGAGGTGACATAAATGAAGATTAGATACAGAATGTGGATTTGGATTGGTGAAAGATTAGGAGTATTGAAAGAACATAATATTATGGTTCTAGAAAATACATTAGATGTTAAACATAGATTGGAAAAAGCTATGACACCAGAATTAAGGGAGATATTAAGTGACAATTAATGATACAGAATACATAAGAAATCTACACTACCATTTTGGTAAAGATAAAAATTACTACGATAGAATAGATGAGATGGATAAAGAAATTCTATTATATGATATGATTGAACATTGGGAAAGAATGTTAATGTTATACAAAGGTCAAGAAGTAGATATTACATCATTAGAACAATTAGTAGATGATAAACATATTGAGACTACAGAAGAAGATACTCATCAATATTATAAACAGATTAATCAATGTATAGAAGTATTACATATGTTGAATAGTTGGTATGAGGAAGTTAAGACTGATAAACCATTTGTATTAATTGGGGATGAATAATGGCTACTGATGTAGTTAAGAAATTGAAGATAGATATACCAGATAATCCATTTGAAGAAACTGATGATGTTGATGATGAGATTTATTCTAGTGATAATGAAGATGATGATATTAGAGAAGTAGATGGTGAAGCTATAGAAAATGAATTAGATAGACTTAAATGGAAGACTGAAAATCAAGACTTATATGATTACTTTAATATGAACTCACAGAATATAGAGAAGGGTTTCTATTGTTATGTAGTCTCACAATTAGGTAGAGAAAACTTGTCTGGTTATATGGAAGGTTTTAGAAGTATGATTAAAGACTCCATAGTAAAGAAAGAAGAGAAAGAATTACCAAAGGTTATAAAGAAAGACGAAGTCACTATGGATTTCAGAAAGAAACAAATAGATGATAATGCTAGTAGATTATCAAATTCAGTTATAAGTGACTTATTCCAAGTATTAGATATGAGGGATTGAAACTTCCTGTTACCTTGATTATATTACATTAGTTCAACTAATAACATATCAAAGGAACACGATGGCTAAAAGACTACAAAGAATTAATCAAAAGAATATGACAAATCAAGAGAAGTATCAATTATACTCTGTTGGGTTCACATTAATAGATAGTCTATTAGAAGATGGTGAATATATCAGTGCTTATCTACTTACATTTTCAATACTAGAAGATAGAATTACATCTATGTGGTATAGAAGAAAAGTTAGAGAAACTGGTTGGGAATGGGATAGTGAAGGTTTAAGAGAAACTAATAGTGGTTTACAACAACAACTACATTATCTAACATTCAAAGGTGATATTGACCAGGTGATGTTTGATAAGGTTAGAAGTATGGTAAGAGATAGAAATTGTCTAATACATCAGACTATACTGAACCTAAATAACTTTGATAAAGAATATGTTCTAACACTAATATCAGTATTAAGAGACTTTGATAAGGTAGCTAAGAAACAGAAGAGAGAGATGGAAAAGAGTAGAGAGTTAGTTAAGACTGAAATATTAAAAAATCAAAAGGGTGAATTAGTATATAAGTTGAAACATCTTGAAAGGCTATTAGAAAAGTGTGAAGGACAATTAAAGAAGGTTTCTGATATACAAGGTGGAACTTATTAGAGATATTCACTTTGTGAATATCTAAACACCAAAGGTGTTTCAAGTTAAAAGTCACTTGAAAACATTATTCACTTTTGAAAAACACTTTTAAATATCACCTCTTATCTGTGAACAAATTCTTCCTGAAATTTTCATACTAGAAAAAAAATAATAATAAAAAAAAGACACTAGTGACTTTAGGTGTTGATATATTGATATTCTGATATCAACATATCAAGATATCAATTAGTCATCTTAATATAGAACCTTCTTAAACATTCTTTCTTCCATTGTTCGTCACTATAGTCCCAATCCATATTACCCAGATGAAATCTGTGATACTTCTTCTTACCTCCATCAAACTTCTTCTTAAAACCTACATCACCTTTCCTAACACCAAAACCTTTCTCAAACCACCATATCTTTCCGTGAACATATTTCTTATCTCTTCCTTGCTTATAGAGAATTATAGGATTGGGAGTAATTGACTTCTTTTCTGTAGATAGTTTAAATAACAATTCTTCCTCTCTAGCTCTACACTCTTCTATTTCAAACTTCCACTTTTCTATATCATCAAAATGTTTATTAACCTTGTCTTCCCTTAATTGTATCATTCTTCTCTTGGTAGCTAATTCACCAATCATCTGTCTCATCTCTGTTGAGACTTCGTGTCCATCTACACCTTTCATCACCTTCAATTCCCAATTTATCTGATAATCAGATTTAGTCTTTTTCATAAGGTAATACACCTCTTTTAAGTTGAATGTTTATAACTAACGATAATAGAGTAACTTACACCAGAATAGACGAGAAAGTCAATAAATGTATTACCTCAATGTCTGGTAGTTGTCTTTGTGTATACCTCAAATGTCCGTATATTAAGGGGTAGGGTTAATTGAGAGATAAAAAAAAGGTCAAATAGACCTAACGATTATGACTGACTTGTGTCTCCATATTAACCCTTCTTTCTCTTCACCATCTCTGGTTGAAGAGTTCTCTATATCTACAAAGAATGCTAGTCAAAACATCTTACCTAAAGATACTAATCAGTCTCGTTCAAATCTCAACAACAATAAAGGAATTAACGATATGATTAACTATGACCCAAATATGTTTGACTTAAATGAAGATGATGTAATGTCTATTAAAGCTATGGATAAAAAGACTACAAAGATTTACAAGAACTCTACTACTAAAAAATGTTCAGTTGGAATAACAACTAGAAGATTGAACAGAAATCAACACTCTATCTCAATGGGAGGAATATAATAATGGCTAACACTTACACACATAATGGTGGTGACAAGATTGTTTCAATTAGAGAATTGAGACAAGATGTTTCAAACCGATTTATGAAAGTAAAAGTAGTTCCATATCCTAATAAGACATTTGTTGAATTAGATATGGTTGATATAAGACATTGGTACAATACGATGTTCAGTAATCATTGTTTCAAAAACGAGTGGAATAAAAAGTGGGATGATAATCTTAATTCTATGATGGTAAAAAACATTAGACACTATATGGGAACAGATGGAACTGATGATACTGGAAATAATGATTTTCAACTTGAATACATTCCTATGGAATTTGATGAAATAGATGAATGTGGATTTAATACACGACACTATCAACAACTAGTCCAAATATTACACGATGATAAAATTCTTACAGAAGAATACTATCTTGAAAACATTGGAGACAAATTTGATTTAATGCTAGAAAAAGAAACTGAAGATGGAACTACTCCATCAAATAACACAACAAAACACGGAGGTCTTAATGACTAAAATAAACACTAAAACATCAACTCTAAACTCTAAACCTAAAACTGAAGAGAAAGTTCAAACTGAACTATCTAATGTTGAAAAACTGAAATATTTCATCACTATGTATAACATAGAAGGTGATAATGGTTCTTCTTCAAAAAAGACTAGCTCTCCATCAGTATGGAAGTCAAATGGTAAATCTTTATCTATGACTAATCTGTATGGAAACACTAAAGTGAGTGTCACTTCAAATACTAAATTTCCAAAAGGTGAATTTGGTATTCAAGAAACTGGGAGACTTAACAAAATGTTAAGTTGTATTTCAGATGATGTTGTAACGACTAAAACTGGTAACCAACTAAAGTTCAAGAATGGTAAGGTTCATTTCAATTATTACTTATGTGGTATTGAAAGTATTGAAGACCAAACTAAAGACATTGATGTTGGTGACATTGATTATAATGCTAGTATCTCTATGACTAAAGATATGATGGATGATTTCAGTAATTGTTATTCATCTTTTCCATCTGATGTAGATAGTGATACTTATGTTACTATCAACAACAAACAAGGAAACTATTTCCTTGATGTAAACCAAACTAATTCTCACAAGATGACTATTCCAGTTAATGTTGAGAATGATGAATTGAAAGGGAAAGTTTCTTTCTCAGCTAATTCATTTAATAAGGTTTTCAAAGCTAATCCAAAATCAAGTGGTGTCATTATTGATATATCTGATGAAGGTATATGTTTGATGACATTCATTTATAATGATAAGTATAGTTCATTCAAATCTAATTACAATGTTCTTCCATTGTCTTTGATAGTAGAAGATGATGTTACAGAGGAACTTGTGGACACTAGTGTCCCGAAGTTAGAGCTTGAAACTATTGAAACAGAGGTGTCACCAAAAGACATTATCGGTTTTAGAACAAAGTCTGAAGTACTTGAGACTGAAATGGTGGAGGAACTTGTTTAATGACTAAATCTATTTCACTAGATAGAGTTGTAAATGTTGGGGATGATTTATCATCTCCAACCCTACCACTCTTCATCAAAACTACTGATGGTGATTTAGTTGAGATTGATACATCACTCCAATGTATATGGGTTGTGTGGTGTCGGTATTCTTGGAATGGAATAACAGAACTATGTAAATATTTCTACTTCATTGATAAGGAATTGGCTAAACGAAAACTCACTCACATTAGAGATTGTTGGGGTTCATCTAATAATGAACTCAAACATTTTGGAATGTATCCAGATGACTTACACCTTAATCAGTATTCGGATACTGACAGACAACTTAACTTATTTAGGGAGGAGTGTTAATGGGAACAAACACATATAGTAAAAATGATGTCTTTTGGGAGACATCATATAGTAAACAAAGTCGGTTTAATCTGACTATCAAATCTACGAATTTGATGGATTGGTTAAACTCACAAGGGTTTGGTAGATATGTCACTAACCAATCAAGAAATGATGATACAAGCATTGTTAGATATAAAGATGGAACTCTTTATGTATTCAATATTAAGTCTTTAAAAGACTATATCATTACATACTTTAAGGAAGCTAGTGGTGAATTATTCAAACCAAATAATCCACTTTGTGTCTTCTATGATGACAACTATCCAGTTCAAGGATACTTCACGAAAAATGATTTGTTAGAAAGGTTATCAAGAGATAATCTAGTAACACAATATCACTATTCTTTTCTTCAAACCTTTACACCAGATAATCCAAAGTTATTTATGGATACTAAAGATAAAGTCTATGTCAAATTCAAGAACAAGATTGTTGTTGTTTCGGCTAATGACATTTCTGAAATGGAATGGAATAGTAAATTGAATGGTTCTGTTTGGGAAACGGAAGTTAATCCTCACGAAATCAAAATCAATCATAACTATAATGATGGTGATGGTGGATTATTTGAGAAGTTTATTCAAGCTACTTGTAAGGATGAAACTGAAAGTGGTGGAACTGAATGGAATGACAATTATGTTCTTGATGAGAAAAAATATAATGTATTGAAAAATACATATGGTTATATGATTTCAAATCATAAGACACCACTTGAAGGTAAGTGTGTTGTCTTTATTGATAAAGATAGTGACAACTTTAATGCTAAAGGTGGAACTGGAAAATCAGTAGTAATGAACTCTGTTCAACATTGGAAAAGTACTAGAATTAATGATGGAAGAAAACAATCTTCTTTTGATAGTAAGTTCTTATTCAGTGATGTTGATTATGATACTAAATTCGTTCACATTCAAGACTTGAGTAAAGGTTTTGATTTTGGAGTAATGTATAATGTCATAAACGATACGCTTGAGATAGAACCGAAGTATAAGAGTAAGTTATTCATACCATTTGAATACTCTCCTAAATTCGGAGTTACAACTAACTATATTGATGTTGATACTAATAATCATTCTACAATGAGAAGACAACAGATAATAGAGTTTGGTAACTATTGGAAAAAGTGTGTTGCTAATTATAACGAAACTCCATCTGACAAAAAACATCTGGGTAAGGAATTATTTAGAACTGAATTTTCTGATACTGATTGGAATGAGTTCTATAATTATGGATTTAGATGTATTCAATCTTATTTACAAGAGGGATTAATATCTCAAGACTTATCTGATATGAGGAAGAAAGTTATGAGATACAAAGTTGAAGGTCAAAAATACACTGGTGAGTTTGATTGGATTTGTAATTGGATAGAAAACGATAGAGTTCTTCAAGGAGGACATATTGGTATCGGTATAAGGTTTGATGACATCTATAGTCAGTTCTTTAATGATTTAGGTAATCAACTTATGATTATGAATAGCTCTTACAAGTCAAAGTTTAAGAGAAAACTTTGGGATACTTGTGAAGGTTTAGGTTATGAATATAACCGAGAACAATCATCTAATAATGGTGGTGATACTCCTTCATCTAGAAGACATCTTGTAGTCAATAAAGAGACTGGTAAGAATGATGAATACATCTGTATTACTAAATTTGGTGAAAATCAATCAATCCCGAAAGGTTCTGATTTAACTGATACAAATACTCTTACAGGAAGAGAAAGTGTCTTAAATGATACAGGAAACATACATACTGATAATGCTAGTAACTATGTTGTAAGTGGAAGTAGTTCTACTGATGACTTGGGTGATAGATTTGAAGAAATGTTAAAACAATCAACTAATAAGGAGGGTATCTAATATGGATATGTGGTTTGAAAAGTACAGACCTCAAACTATTGAGGAATATGTATGTGATGATAGAACTAAATCTATTATCAAGAATACATTAAGACAACAAACACACTTGTTACTTCACGGATTAGCTGGTAGTGGTAAGACAACTCTATGTAAAATCTTAATAAATGAGATTGGTAATAGTGGTGATATTATGACTATTAATGCTAGTGAGGAAAATGGTGTAGATGTCATTAGACATAAGATTAATTCATTCATTTCTACTATGGGTTGGTCAAGAGGAGTACAGACTGGTAAAACAAAGAAGATAGTCTTTCTTGATGAGTTTGATTATATGACAAACGAAAGTCAGTCTATATTGAGAGGTATGATGGAAAAACATACTGAAAGAGTAATGTTCATAATGACTTGTAATTACATTCACAAAGTGATTGAACCAATTCAATCAAGATGTTTTACAAGGAAGATGATGACACCTAATATCTATTTAGTTAGAGAAAGATGTCAATACATCCTTAATGAAGAAGGTGTTTCATATAGCTTGAACGACTTGAACTTGTTAATAAATGTTTGTTATCCAGACTTTAGAAAGACAATTAATTTACTTCAAAATCATTCTGTTGATGGGGAATTTGAACCTATTGATACTCGTGATTATGAAAGTGATAGATTGACTATTCTAAATCAATTCATTTCTCTATGTCAGAAGATAGAATACAATTCAATGTATATTAATACTCATCTTAATCATAGTGAAGTGAAACTATTTGAAAAACTTGTCACTCAAGGTTTCTTGATTGACAAGGTGGGTGAGGATAAGATTACTGAAACTCATTTGGCTAGTAAGGAGGTGACATATGGTTAATAATTCACCACCAACAATCCTTGATGTAGATGACTCAAGGATTGAGAACATCGGTATGGATAAACTGAATAGTAGAATGTTCATAGCTAATAAGAATACCAGTACATATTGGTGTGGTAAATGTGAAGAACAATCTATTGAACTGAATGTAGATAGAACTAATGAAAGAATTAAATTCATCAAAGATGAATTTGGTTTTTATAGAAACCCAAATCTTCAAGATAGAAAGATGGATTACATTATTAGATATACTGATTACAATTTAGGTTATGATGAGACTTCATATTGGAGTTGTCTTAATGCTTGTGAAATCACATTTCCTATAGATGATGATAGAGTTGTTTTACCTTCTTGTGTGAGAGGAGACCATCGTCATAAGAAATGTAGGAGAAACTTTTACACTTGTAAAGTAGGAGTGATAGATATGGATAGTTGTTTGATATTTAAAACTAAAGATAAGATGATGGATTTTCTTCATCCATTACAATGGGTCACTTGGTGAAACTGATATACTGATATATTGATATCAACATATCAATATATCAATGTCATTACTTCAATGTAGATTGAACTTGATTAAATAATCTTGTACTAATTACTTTGGGGTAGTGACTTTGTTTCATTTCACCCTTCCAAGAAATAATACCAGAATACAATGTTTGAGATAAGATGTCTCTAATATTCCACCATCTAAATGTTCTACCATTAAAAGTATATCCATTTCTAGTCAATAACTTTATCAATCTTTGAGTTCTTTGTCTTTTAGTTATATGTTTCATTTTGGCTAGAACATTATATTTTCTGAATATATATTCAACAACCTTAATGTCTTCATTCAATAGAAGATTATCATTAACTCTATCATAACCGAAAGGAATTTTAGGATAAGGAATTTGATTATTCTTCCACATCATATTTCTTCCCATATTACAACGAGATTTGATTTGTCTTCTTTCTTCTTGAGCTATGGATAAAAGTATATTAATCATTAGTTCAGAACTTTCATTTCCACTATCTAAATTGTCTGAAATACAAACTACTCTAGTATTATTATCTTTACAAAACTGAACGAATTGTAAACCACCAATCATACTACGAGATAATCTATCTAGCTTCCATACTACTACACATTCAACTTTACCAAGAGTGATTAATTCTTTAACTTTTTTTAAGATAATTCTATCATCATTTCCACCACTATCTACTTCACTAAATATTTGTGTTAAGGATAATTCTTTAAGACTACAATACTCATTAATCTTCTGTGTCTGGTATTCTAATGAATTACCATCTTGTTGTTTTATTGTGCTAATTCTTTGGTATCCTAAAATCATTAGTTTCTCCCACATTTAATTTGACTGAAGTAAGACTCAAGTAGAGAAGACATTTCCCACTCTTTCATATCTCTATTTTGATTTTCACATATAATTTCACAAGTATTAATAAACCATTGTCTATAGAAATGTTTATCTTCAGTTGTCTTTAAAAAGTCTACTATTTTTTTTATTCCCATTATACTTCCTTTTGTTATTTTCTCTTCTGTTATCAACACTTATAATATACAAAATGTATTACTACAAAACAAAGTAATTATAGTAATACAATAAATAATAAATTGGTCTAGTAAGACAGGACTGATTAGTTGTGGAAGTGGGTATTAATGTATTATATTAATTAACTATGAAACACATAATAGACATATCAACATCTAATCCTAAAAACACACTCCATATATATCAAAGGGTCTCAACTGAAATTCAAAAGACACAAGGAAATTCATTAGATACCCAGTTGAAGAGTGGTATTAAGGAAAGTAAGAAATTGAAAATGGATTGGATGATTTGGGATGAAGGAGCTAAGAGTGGAAGTAGAAATCAAGAGGATAGAGTAATATTCAATAACCTAATGATGGAAGTGAAACAAGGGAATGTGAAACATATATTCTTCCAAGATATCACAAGGTCACAAAGGAATTATGAATATGAATACTACTTGATAAAAACTTGTAAGGATTTTGATTGTAATATTTATGATTTAGGTAGAAAGTATGATTTGAATAATGCTGGTGATAATTTCTTTTTGAGATTACAATCATTGTTTGGTCAGTATGAAAATCAACAGAGAAGACAAAGAAGTGTATTAGGTAAAAGAGACCATTTCTTGAGAGGTGGTTGGAGAGGTGGTACTCCACCTTTCGGTTATGATACTATTGATAGAAAGTTAGTTATCAATGAAAAAGAAAGTATAATGGTTGAACAACTATTTAAGGAATACGCTAGTGGTGAAACACTTAATCGTATTTCTAATGTGTTTTTGACAAAGGGATTCAAACCAAGAAGGAGTAGTACTGGGATTTTCAATATAGGAACATTGAGAGTTATGTTGAAGAATGAAATCTACATTGGTAAAGATAGAATGAAAGACCCAGATGAACCAGAGAAGATATTAGAGTATAATAAAGTTCCAATGGTTGTTGATGTAGAATTATTTAATAAAGTACAGAAAGAAATTGATAGAAATAAAAAGAATGTGGGAAAGTATAAACATCTAAAAAAGAAGAAAGATAGTTATCCAGTCTTATTAAGACAGATGATTAGATGTGATGATTGTGGTCAGATTTGGGGAGTAAGAGTTAAAGTTCATAAGAATGAATATGTTTATTTCTGTAGAAACAGAGAAAATCTGTGGAGAGCTACAAACAAGAATGATTGGATAAAGTGTGGAGTCAAAAGAAGTGCTAATATAAGTAAGTTAGATGAACTTGTTTGGAATAGTGTTCTATCTCTAAATGAAGAAAGTCATATTCTAAAAGAGAAAGATAAGACTAAAATATTACAACCTATAAATCCAAATCAATCTAGAAGTTGGAAACAGAGATTGAATTATTTAAGAAAGACAAATATAACTTTACAGAGTAAAAGAGAATTTGTTTATGAACAATTCGTTTCTGGTGAAATAGAAAAACCAATGTTAGATAAATTGAATACGAGTATAAAAACTCAAATATCTGATAATGAATTAGAGATAAAAAAACTAGATGATAGAATGAGTCTAAAGAAACAAAAAGATGGTTTTGTTGATTGGGTAGGGAAGAGACAGAAGAGAATTAAAGGTATGTCTGAAATAACTGATGTAGCTAGAAAGATTGAAATAATTAAGGAATTTGTAGATAAAATTTTAATCAATCATAATAAAGAGACGAATAGATTTCTTGTATCTATCCACTTGAAATTACCATTATTTAATGATAAATTAGTATGGAACAACCCTAAAGATAAGTCTAAAGGTTATCTTATTACAGAGGGTACATATATGAAGAATATATATATGAAAAAGGTTGTCTTGGGGAGACCATTTAAGGATACTGAAAATGATGAAATTACTGACGAGAATAAAAAAAAAGTACATTAATACCCCCTGTCAGAGTCAATCGGTTACAGTGGAATGATTCTGACGGGGGGTATTCTTTTACGAGAGAATTACCATACCTCACCTATAGAATACTTGTAGAAAGTAGTCAATTAAATATCACTCCAATGACTGAAAATCAGTTGTCTCTATTTAAGAAAATCACAGAATTAAGATTACAAGGAATGAACTTCCAACAAATATCAGACGAACTCAATAAGCTACAGATACCACCAACAAGAGGTAAGGTAGGGGAGTTTAATAATAGGAAGGTGTGGAGTAATTATATGAAGATAGGTAGAAATCTTAATAAGAATGATATCTATCATCCACCAGATTTAGATGATGTTGATATTGAATGGGAATAGTTTAGAGCTTGTAGATTTACTGAACTTTGAAGTTTAGTGACTGACAATTATCACCAACACAACCAAAGATTGTATATACTTCATCACTAATGAAATCTTCATTAATGTATATCATTTGTTTACCACTCCCATCATCACTATCTGAATATGTAGAACAACATATGATTGGTTCTGTAATAGCTATACCCATATGATAAATTGTAAATGTATTTGGTGAGTCCCAAAATACTCTAGTCATTGGTTCAGTTTGATAGAAGATATCAGTATAATTAAATGTATTGAAATAGACAATATAATTACCATCCTCATCAATGTCTCTATCCATATATAATTCTAGTGGAATGAATGTATCTTCATTGTTAGAAAAGATATT